TAAATGATGAAACCAATGAAGGGTTGCCCCACGCCGGAAGCTTGCAAGCGGGCCGGAACTTGTTTGATGCGGAAGTTTGGTAAGTAATTTATGGTTGGATTATTAGATCCTAGTAATGCCGCTGGTTATGCGGCGGAAGCCAAGCGTCTTGCTGTTGATGTGCCGAACGTTACACCTATGGACGCGGCCCGCTTTGTAGCGGAAGCCACGCCGATTATTGGTGACGCAATGGCTGCGAAACAGGTCTGGGATGAGGCTACGTCAGTAAACCCGAATTGGGCTTTAGTCGGCTTGTTGGGTGGGGCCACTGTGTTGGGATTATTTCCTTTTATTGGTGATGCTGCTGCGAATGCTGTTAGGTCTGGTGCGCGAGGGTTACTTGATACGGCCAAGCGTGTTGAGGTTGGGCCAAATTCTATGGGGTCTTTGTTGGGTGATGTGCGCTTGAAGCCGAAGGTTGACGCGTCACCAAAAATAAAAGCATATCATGGAAGCCCCCATAATTTTGATAAATTTAGTATGGATGCAATTGGAACTGGCCAAGGCGCGCAGGCTTATGGTCATGGTCTTTATTTTGGTGAAACTGAAGATGTGGCAAAGATGTATCGTGACCAATTATCTGGCGGTATTTCTGCGGCATCTCGCAGAACGCTTGAGGCCGTTGATGGGGATGTCGATAAAGCAATACTGGAAACCCAGAAAAAGCTAGATAAGCTTTTAGAGCGAAATGCCGATGGAAACTTTGCTGGCGCAGAGCGTAGATTTAACGCGCAAAAACAAATTCAAGAAGATAAGATAAATCAATTAATTGCTTATAAAGATACGGGTTCGTTTAATGAGGGTCATTTGTATGAGGTTGATATTAATGCAAGCCCAGATGATTTTATTGATTATGACGCTCCATTAAGTGAGCAAACTGGCAAAGTGGCTAAATACATTTCTGATTATGAGGCTCTTACTGGTCAGCCTATATTAGATGCATTGCCTCAAAAAACAAATACTGGCAAAGATTTAATGTTGAAGCTTGGCGGTAAGGAACTTCAAGCTGGCGCTTCAAACCCCTCTGCTGCAATGTCGGATTATTTAAGTAGAGAGGGCATTGCTGGTGTAAAGTACCTTGACGCAGACAGTCGGGCTGTTGGCCAAGGCTCGCGTAATTATGTTGTTTTTGACGACAGGTTAATAAACATTGTGAAGAGGTATGGGATTGCTGGCGCTGCAACTATGCTTGGCGTTACCGCTATGGACGTAGAACAAGCTATGGCTCAAGGCATGCAGCAGCCTAGCGGCTTACTAGCCTTACAAGAAATGCAAAAACGTGCTAATGAAAAGCAATACACGCGAGGATTATTAGAGTAATGGCAATTACAACATACGCAGAATTAAAGTCGAGCATAGCTGACTTTCTCAACCGTGACGATCTAAGTACGATTGCTGCTGATTTTATTACATTGGCCGAAGCTGACATACAAAGGTTTGTCCGGCACTGGCGTCAGGAGAAGCGCAGCAACGCTCAGATTGATACGCAGTATAGCGCAATCCCTGCTGATTTTCTTGAGGACATTAGGTTTTACATTACGTCTAATGATACCAGCCCGCTTGAGAAGATGAGCCAATCCGAAATTTTACAGAGAAAGTTTGAAACGGCTAATACCTCTGGTCGGCCAGCCTACTATGCTTTGACTGCTGGCGAGATAGAAGTTTATCCTGTCCCCGACAGTACATACACTGCTGAGTTATATTACTACGCGCGCGTCCCAGAATTGAGTGATACTAATACATCAAATTGGCTGTTGCAGTATTTCCCAGACGCTTATTTATATGGCGCCTTAATGCATTCTGCGCCATACCTGAAGGAAGATGCACGAATACAAACGTGGGCGGCTTTGTATAAAAATGCAATTGATGCTATAAACGCCTCAAGTGACGCAGCAAAATATGGCGGATCAGGCCGTCGTATGAAAATAAGGGCATATTAAAATGAGTTTTTCCAATACTTTTGAAACTACAGTATTAACTTGGGTTTTTACTACTGGTAGTGCGACACGGCCAACTGCTTGGCATATCGCGCTTTACACTGCGGCTCCGTCTGACACTGGCGGCGGTACGGAAGTTTCCGGCGGTGGTTACGGGCGTCAGGCTGTAGCGTTTGCTATTTCCGGCAATACTGCGTCAAACAACGCGGCGATTGAGTGGGATGTTGCGACTGCTAATTATGGCACAGTTTCGCACGTAGGGGTCTTCGATGCTTCCAGCGGCGGAAATTTAATTGCATACGCTGCTTTGACAACCAGCAAAACTATTTCAACTGGTGACGTGTTTAGGCTTCCATCAGGTGATCTTGATATTACGCTAGACTAATGGCTGAGTATCGCAGCGGATACGGGCAAAGCACATACGGCTCATATAATTTTGGGCTTGATGGTTTTGTCACTGACGGCGCTGGCGCAATTATTACGGCTACCACTACGGCGGCTGCGTCTGTACGCGTAAGGCTTACGGCTTCTATAATTGCGACAACCTCCGGCACGACTGCTGCGGGTCTACGTGTTCGTGAGGGTGCAGCCACTTCCGCGTCTACTGCGTCGGTAACTTCTGTCGGCCAGCGCGTCAGGCAGAGCGCGGCAACTTCTGCGGGCGCTGCGTCTGTTTCCGCGAGTGTCGTTAGGGTGCAAAGTGGCGCCAGTGCGATAGCTGGTGTTGCATCTACGAGTGCGGTTATTGAGCGCGTGAGAGATGGCGCGAGTGTAATTGCTGCGTCTGCGTCTACGGCATCCAATGCTAATGTTGTGTTTAGCAGCGGCGCCGTTATCGATACTGCTTTGACTGTGGGCGCGACTTGCAACCTAGTGCAGATTAGTTCGAGTAATATTTCTGTTGCTTCTTCTGTCGTGTGTAACGCGCGTGAGAAGTGGGAAATAGAGTTGGAAACGTCAGAAACGTGGACTGATGTTGATCCCGCGAGTGAAGTATGGCAATATGCATCCAACGCATCAACCGATTGGTCTGTTGCTTCCCCCTAAAATTTAGGTGATTAAATCAAGGCTTACGCCGCATAGGAGATTAAAATGGCTGATACAACGACAACCACATATAGCTTAGTTAAGCCGGAGGTTGGTGCATCTGAGGATACTTGGGGTACTAAGATCAACACTAACCTTGATAATATTGATAATCTTCTCGACGGAACCACTGCGGTTACTGGTATTGATATTAACTCAGGCACGATTGATGGCGCGGTTATCGGTGGTAGCTCTGCGGCGGCAATAACTGGTACGACCATCACGGGTACGTCTTTTGTTTCCACAGGTAATATGACGTTTGCTGACAACGACAAAGCCATATTTGGCGCTGGGTCTGACCTACAGATTTACCATGATGGGTCTAATAACGTGTCATTTATTGAAGAAAGCGGTTCATCTAACCTTCACATCAGAGGAAATAATATCGTTATCAAATCTCAAGCAGATAATGATGACATGGCAAAGTTTATAGAAAACGGAGCCGCTGAACTTTATTACAGTAACGCTAAGAAACTCGCCACCACGGCCACTGGAATTGACATAACAGGCACAGTGACTTCTGATGGGCTGACTGTAGATAACTTCACGCTTGATGGGACTACTCTGGCTTTGAGTTCTGGTGACCTAACACTAGACTCAGCAGGAGATATTACTCTTGATGCTGCTGGTGGGGATATACTTCTTAAAGAAGGTGGTACACCTTTTGGTGAGTTGTCTGATAATTCTAATGGCAACTTTGATATTAGATGTCCAACTAATAATGCAGACATTCGTTTTAAAGGTGTTGATGGTGGAAACAATGTAACTGCGCTTAGACTTGATATGTCTGATTTAGGTAAAGCCATATTTAACTCTGGTTTATCCATTAGCGCTAATGATATGCAGAATGCATCAGCTGCATCAATTTATCACGACAGTAGTAACAGGCTCAGATATGTAGGTGGAACAGCAGGGTATCTGTTTGCGGATGATGCAAATAGTACAGTACATCTGCGTATAGACGGCACAGGTGCAGTCACCAAGCCATTACAGCCAGCGTTCAGTGCGGTTCCTTCTGCTAATCAAAATAACATAGCTCTTGGTCAAGAAATAGATGTAGCTTTCGGTGCAGAAAGGTTTGACGTAGGTGGTAATTTTGCTAGCAGCACTTTTACAGCTCCAGTAACAGGCAAATATAGCCTTCACGT